ACTACTAATAATGCACAATGCACAGCATGACCTGATGTGGTTGTGGGAGTGTGGCTTCAAGTATGATGGTGCTATCTATGACACTATGCTTTCAGAGTATATCTTATTGCGTGGTCAGAAAGAACCGCTGAGCCTAGATGCCTGTGCTCAACGCTATGAGTTGGATGTGCAGAAGCAAGACACCTTAAAGAAATACTTTAAAGAAGGATACAACACAAATGAGATTCCTCTCAACGAGCTTAGCTTTTATCTTAGGGCTGATCTTGGCGCAACTATGGGGCTGTACCTCAAGCAAGAAGAGCGTTACGCAGACCCCTCCTGTGAAAGTCTTCATACCATCAGAGCCATTACCTTCAATACCTGTAGAACCCTCACCCGATTGTACATGTCGGGAGTCAAAGTGGATCTCACCGCCCTTCAGCAAGTAAGGAAGGAGTTTGAAGAAGAGAAGGCAGACATAGAGCACCGCCTACATAAGCAGGTTAGGCAACTAATGGGTGACACACCTATCAACATCAACAGCCCAGAGCAAGCATCACAGGTGCTGTTCAGCAGTAGGGTTAACAACAAAAAGGAGTGGGCAGAGCTATTTGATTTTGTCAAGACACCGCAAGAGTTTCGTGATGCAGTAAAGTCTAACTCTACCAGACTGTTCAAGACTAAGGCATTCACTTGCCCTACATGTAAAGGAGAAGCTAAGACATTCAAACTAAAGAAGGACGGTACAAAGTTTGCCAGACCTAACAAGTGTAAAGACTGTGCTGCTAGAGGCTACCAACTAAAGAAGACTAATGAGATGGCTGGACTAGGTTTCTCTGCACCCAGTAAGAAGTGGGTTAGTGCTAACGGTTTTAGTACAGGTAAAGATAACTTAGACGCACTCATTGCTACATCTAAGAACAAACGTATGAATACTGCAGTAAACTTCCTGTCAGACCTTAAACGTCTGTCAGCTGTGTCTAGCTACCTGTCTAGCTTTGTTGATGGTATATCTACGTACACTAAGCCCAATGGCTTTCTTCATGTAGGTCTTACTCAGCACATCACAGCTACAGGTAGGTTCAGTGGACGCAACCCTAACATGCAGAACATGCCACGAGGTAACACGTTCCCAGTTAAGAAGGTATTTGTGTCACGCTGGGAAGGTGGTCACATCTGTGAGGCTGACTTTGCCCAGCTAGAATTTAGGACGGCAGCATTCCTAGCTCAGGATGAGGTAGCTATAGCTGAGATACTATCAGGTTTTGACGTACACAGCTACACAGCTAAGGTTATCAGTGATGCAGGACAGCCTACAACCCGTCAGGAAGGAAAGGCTCACACGTTTGCTCCTTTGTTTGGGGCTACAGGCTATGGTAGAAGTAAAGCTGAAGCATCTTACTATGAGCACTTCAATGATAAGTATCCTGGAATTGCAGCATGGCACAAGAAGCTAGGCAATGAAGCTATCAGGCTAAACAAGATAACTAACGTGTCAGGTAGGCAGTATGCTTTCCCTGATGTTGTACGAAGAGATAACGGTATGCCCACGCACTTTACTATGATAAAGAACTACCCAGTGCAAGGGTTTGCCACAGGAGATGTCGTGCCTCTAGTGTTGATAGAGTTAGAGGCTAGGCTAGATAAACTACAGTCATGTATTGTAAATACGGTTCACGACTCAATGGTTATAGATATTCACCCAAAAGAGAAGGAGTATGTGCTATCAATTATACAAAGTTTAAATGAAGACCTTGACAAACTTATAGAAGAAGCGTATGACATAAAGATGAATGTACCTCTACTATTAGAGGCAAAGATAGGACCAAATTGGCTTGACACAAAGGACGTAATATAGTATAACTTACTCTCCTCAATAAGCTCGAAAGGATATACAATGAGCACAGCAGTAGCACTATCAGTAGACGGAATGAACGTAGCAGACGCTATGGGTTTCTCTGCACCACAACAAAAACAACAGTCAGAACTGTGGCGTATCAATGCCTTAGTTAAGCAGGGTGTTGAAGCTGGTAAGATTAAAAGCACACCAATGTTTAGGGTACGTAAAGGTGATGAAGAGGTTTACTCAGAGAAGCTGAGTATGCGTCTGTTTGCTGAGCGCAGCCAGTGGACTAAATGGGACAGCGAAGTAAACAATACACAGAAGACTGTATTGGCTGGTAACTTAAATGGTGACATGAAAGACACACTAGGTGGCTTTAACCTTGGGCGTCCTACAGGTTTTGTACAAGACTTTGATGCACTACCTGAGGCAACTAAGCAGGTCATGCGTAGCGTTAAGCGTACTAAGGTGTTCATGGGATTAGTCAGCTTAGACAACCCTACTAATGAAGACGGTGACTCAGTAGAGTTTGCAGGTGAAGTACCATTTGTATTTGACGTTAAGAACCCTTCATCGTTGAAGGCTATTAACTCAGTGACAAGTACCTTGGTTAGCAAGGCTGTTACACCTATTGAGAATGTCATTAACTTAGCAGCCACTGAACACGCTATGCCTAACGGTAATAAGTTTGCTCAGGTCACAGCTTCTCTAGGTGACATGGTAGGCTTCTCTGAAGGAGATGACGTAATGTTGCGTGACTTCATGGCTTACGTAGAACGTACTAATGTTTGGGTTCTAAGTAAGTGGGATGAGAACAACGTAGCTACCATCTCACGAGAAGATGCATCCATTGTGGGTAGCATCGTTGATGTGCAGGACTTTGAGTAATGAATCATCCTGCTGAACTGTCAGTACACTCTTACCTTAGAAAAGCTATAGATGGTAAATCTTCTATGACTAAGGAAAACATTAAGCTGATCTGTGATGATGTCGCAGCAGCCTTAGAGAAGCAGTTCAACAGTGGTCCACGAGACAAGTTTAGGCTTAGGATGTCCAACATTGGGCGTCCTAAGTGTCAGCTTTGGTTCGATAAGAATAACCCTGAGACAGATATTCAAAAGCCAACCGCATTCATGTTGAACATGTTAATGGGTGATTGGACAGAGGCTATCTTCAAAGGGTTACTCAGGGCTGCAAAGGTTGAATTTAAAGATAACGATAGGGTCACCCTCAAGCTTAAGGGTGGCGCTGAAGTAAGTGGTGAGTATGACATGGTGATGGACGGAGCAATAGATGATGTAAAGAGTGCATCACCTTGGTCCTACACTAATAAGTTTGTGGATGCAGAGACACTAGCCAAGGGTGACAGCTTTGGTTACATCCCACAGCTTATAGGCTACGCAGAGGCAGCTGACAAGAACGTTGGTGGCTGGTGGGTAGTCAACAAGGGTAACGGACACTTCAAGTATGTGTCAGCTGCCTCACTGGATAAGAAGGCGGTTATGTCTGACATCCAGGATACGCACGACTACATAACTAATGACGAACCATTTGAGCGTTGCTTCACTGCTGAGCCTGAGACATACAGAGGTAAGGCTAGTGGGCATTTTAAACTCAGTAAGCAGTGTGGTTTTTGTGACCACAAGAAGAAATGCTGGCCCGAACTCAAGGTTCTGCCTTCTAAAGTATATCAGGGAAAGAAGATGGCTCCTGATGTAGAATACGTACACCTAGCTAATCAAGGAATGTTATAATGGCTACAGTAATACTAGACGATGTTAAATACGACACAGAGAACTTCTCTGATGAGCAGAATAATATGCTTGCAGAGATACAATTTAATGTAAACATGCAACGGCAAGCAGAATACAAGATAAGTGGTCTTAAGATTATGTCAGCTGAAGTCATTAAACGCTTGAAAGAAACTCTTGTTGAGACACCAGAAGATGACAACAAAGAGGACGCATAAGTCTGGAAGGTATCGCAGCGGCTTAGAGAAAGAAGTTGCTGCGTTCCTCAAGCCAATTCAATATAAAGTCAGGTATGAAGCAATAAAGATAGAATGGAAAGACCTACGCTATCGCACTTACACGCCTGACTTTATGCTAGACAATGGTATTATAATTGAAACGAAAGGGTTGTTTGATTCTGAAGATAGAAATAAACACATACAAGTACGTAAGCAACATCCAGAGCTAGACATTAGGTTTGTATTTAGTAATGCAAAGGCTAAGCTATACAAGGGTGCTAAGTCTAGGTATTATGAGTGGTGTGAAAAGAATGAATTTATGTGGTCACATAGAATTATACCTGAGGAGTGGCTTAAAGAAAAAGGTAGGGTAATAGCTACCAACCGTATCTTACTAAAACAAGAAAAGGAGGATTAAGTGGCATACACTGTTAAAGCAAATGAGATAGCTTTTATAATTAGACCTGTGACTTTTGATAAAGAAAACAAATGGTCTGGTGACATCTCTACTGCTATTGCAATGCATGAAGATAGCAACTTAGAGGCAGATGATGTATCCTACCTAGTTGATTTAGTAACTCTACTAAGTGCATTCATTGACGTTATTCAATACGATGAATATGTTTATGATACAGTAGATGAAAGAAGAACTGAGATGATAGAGCTTGAATTTGGAAAGACACCACCTATATATGAAGAGGTAGAGGGTACAGACGGTAAGGTTCTTAAGTTAACTATCCACACTAAAACAGAAGGTAATGCATAATGAATGAAGATATACCTAAATTTGAGATAAAGACAAATGATCCAGTTAATAAGCCTGTACATTATAACCAAGGTGGTATAGAGTGCATAGATGCTATAGAGGCTATGACAGAAAAGATGTCTGGGGCTATAGCACCACATGCAGCTAACGTACTGAAGTACATGTGGAGGTGTGAGTACAAGAATGGGTTAGAAGATATTGATAAAGCTATGTGGTATTTAGGTAGGATGCGACAACGATGGGTGGACTTACATCAATGAAGAAACGATTTAGTGTAACGTTTGTTATGGAGCTAGAGGAGAATAATAATATATTATCTTCAGATGAGTTCTCCCATGCAACAGATGTTCAGGACTTAGTACTAGATACTTTTTATGACACAGACGATGTTGCCATAGAAAATTTATATGTAAAGGAACGGCAATGATTACACAAGAAGACATTGATTCTATACGGTACAAGACAGACATAGAAGAATACAATGACAAGTTTAATGCAGATGGTATACCATTAAATGCATTAGCAGCATACAGCCAGTGGGCTGAAGGTTTAGTACTAACTAAAGGATACACTAGACTATTAGAAAACATACTAGGGCTTGTTGGAGAAACAGGTGAGGTAGCAGAGAAATTAAAAAAGAGCTTAAGAGATGGTGCAACATTTGATAACGATGGGGTAAAATTAGAGTTAGGTGACATCTTGTGTTACCTTGCACTTACTGCTAACTGTATAGGGAGTAACTTACAAGAGATTGCTGAGCTTAATATGAAGAAACTAAACAGTCGCAAAGAGCGTGGCGTATT